AATTAGTTGATAAAACAGACCAAACCACAGAAGACGGTATTGTGTTTGCAGACGCTAGATGGCACACATCAGTTGAATCAAAACCTGGAACTGAACCGACAGATGCAGGAACAGGAAGTTCGATAAAAGATCTATTAAGTGATAACTTCTTAGATCCAGATGCACCAGATCCGGACAATTTCCCACAAGGTATATTGCTATGGAACACTAGACGTTCTGGATACAACGTAAAAGAGTACAAAAACGATTACATTACAACTACAAAATATCCAAGTTCAGGATCATCAGGATTAGGTAACATTAGATTTAGCAACGAAACAGTTGCAGGTTACTATCCAGATAGATGGGTAACTAAATCGGCAAACAATGCTGATGGGTCAGGATGTTTTGGTAGAAAATCTCAAAGAAAAGTTATTGTACAACAACTTAAATCAGAGATTGATACTAACCAAGCAATTAGAGAAGACCAAAGAAATTACAACGTTCTTGCTTGTCCAGGTTACACAGAAGTAATTGCTAACCTATTATCATTGAACACAGACAGAAACAACACTGCGTTTGTATTAGGTGATACTCCAATGAGATTGGAAGGTAACGCAACTGCAATCCAGAACTTTGCTAATAACACAGCAGGTGCTTCTGACAACGGTGAAGACGGACTTGTAAGTTCAAGTGACTACTTGGGAATGTTTTATCCATCAGGACAAACAACCGACAACAGCGGAAACACTATTGTAGTTCCACCATCTCATATGATGTTAAGAACTTTAGCAAACAACGATAATGTTGCTTTTCCTTGGTTTGCACCAGCAGGTACGAGAAGAGGTTTAGTTGACAACGCAACAGCGGTTGGCTTTATTAATGCTACTGACGGCGAGTTCAAAACAATATCTGTAACGGAGTCGGTGAGAGATTCAATGCATGAAGTTAAAATAAATCCAATTACATTCTTTGCTGGATCAGGCATTGTAAACTTTGGTAACCTAACTAAAACATCGTCAACTTCAGCGTTAGACAGAATAAACGTTGCTAGATTGGCAGTGTATCTAAGAACACAATTAGATGCAGTTGCTAAACCGTTTATCTTTGAGCCGAATGACGAATTGACAAGAAATGAAATTAAACAAGCAATCGAATCATTCTTGTTAGAATTGGTTGGACAAAGAGCATTGTTTGACTTCTTAGTAGTATGTGATGACACAAACAACACTCCTACTAGAATAGACAGAAACGAATTGTATGTTGATATAGCAATTGAGCCAGTGAAATCAGTTGAGTTTATTTACATACCATTAAGAATTAAAAACACAGGAGAAATAGCAAAATTAGGGAACTAATTTTTGAATAAATAGGAGAGAGAAATATGGCAATATCAACATTATCAAAATTTACAGTACCTTTAGCAAACGATCAGAGTAGTGCATCACAAGGCTTATTGATGCCTAAACTACAATATCGTTTTAGAGCGATCCTGGAAAATTTTGGAGTATCTACACCAAGATCAGAACTTACAAAACAAGTTATGGATATTACAAGACCAAACTTAACTTTTGATCAAGTAACACTAGATGTATACAACTCAAGAGTATATGTTGCAGGTAAACACACTTGGGAACCTATAACAATAACTCTAAGAGATGATGTAAACAACTCGGTGACAAAACTTGTTGGAGAACAAATACAGAAACAATTTGATTTCTTCGAACAATCGTCAGCGGCATCTGGTATTGACTACAAATTCACAGGCAGAATTGAAATGCTTGACGGTGGTAACGGATCTAGTGCACCAAATGTTTTAGAAACATTTGAATTATACGGTGCATATGTTGAAAACGTTAACTACAACACTTTAGCATACAATACATCAGAACCTGCTACAATTACATTATCAGTAAGATACGATAACGCAATACAAACTCCACAAGGCACAGGATTAGGTACAGCAGTTGCAAGAACAATTGGTACATTATCAACTGGCGGTGGACAGTAATAAGAATTAAATTTAGCATTTATAATACAGGAAAAGCGTCTTTATAGGCGCTTTTTTTGTGACTATAAATAACAGTATGCCAAAGATAAACGATTTCTTACAAGGGTTTCAAGACGGTCTTCCAGGAATGAAAGACTATAGACACGCATCAAGATTATATCTAGACGACAACTACAAATTGATGCCAAAACAGAAGTTTCTGTTTTATGTAAGATTCTTCACGGATGAATCTTTATTCTTTGATAGGGCAAATTACAACGAGAGAATTGAACTTAATATGTTAGTAAAGGCCTGTGACTTACCTAGATACGGTATGAACATGGAAGAAAAAATTCAATACAACAAAAAAATGTATGCGGCAACACGTATACAATATGACCCAATAAACATTGTTTTTCATGACGATCATGCCGACACAGTAAATGCTTTTTGGAAAAAATATTACGAATATTACATCGCTGATTCTGTGTCAATGACAAACGACACAACAATATCAGATACAAAGGATGACTATTATCTATCAAACAGACGTACAAACAAATATGGTATGGACACACCTGTACAAAGAAAGAAACCTTACTTACAGAGAATAGAAATTTTTGTTTTACATAAGCAACGATTTACATCAATGACACTTGTCAATCCAATGATTGGATCTTTTAATCACGATAATTTAGATGCCGCAGATGGTACTGGCATAATGCAAAACACAATGCAAATTGTTTACGAATCTGTGATATATAAGTCAGGAATAATAAACAAAAATAATGTTCCGGGATTTGCAACTATACATTATGACCAAGAACCGTCACCATTAACAGTTTTAGGCGGTGGAACAAATTCTATATTCGGTCCAGGAGGTGTTGTGGACGGTGTTGGATCAGTCATTAGAAATGTCCAGTCAGGGAACATTCTTGGTGCAATTTTATCTGCAACTAATACCTACAACAACGCAAAAAAAATTAAGAAAAAAGATGTCAAAGAAGAACTTAAAGGCATAGCAAAAGAAGGTGTGTTAGACATAGGAAAACAAGCAGGAACAATCACCAATCCAATTGGAGCATTTTCAGTTGGTGCGGCAGTGGCAACTGGAGTTGCGATTGCTAATGCAAGAGGTAAGGCAGATAATAATAATTTAAAAGATACTACTGTTTTAACTAACCCGGTCTTAGATACTACAAATTTTTTAACTGCGGATGAGGCATATAAATTAGTCACTACAAATGACAGTGTCAAAGACGAGATAGCCGCCGGAATATATTATAAAGATATAGGGTCAAGAAAAAATTTAACAGTTTCGGAAAGTGATGTTGAATATGCTGGGTCAATTGACTCAACAAAAGATGTTTATAGATCCAAAGCAATCACAAACATTAGACAATTGGTTACTGAAGGCTATATAAAAGTTGACAGAGCAAATCAAAACGTAAGTATTACAACAGAAAAGGCAAATTTATAATGGCTGAAGAATTTTATACAAATTTACCACCAAAAGACAAAGATCAATTGGACAAAACTATACAAAAATTAACTACACAAAATTACGAAGAACAGTTTCAGTTTAATGTTGGTGAATACGATTCTACCATAGCATTTTTTGTGAAGAGAGGTTTTTCAAGAACAGCGGCTGAATCAACTGCCTATGTTATACTTGCCCAGGCAAAGATTGACTCTGTGCGTCCTGCCGACATAATCGACAAATTAACTTATGCCTCACCGGCCCAACTATCTGAATTGATAACAATAATATTAAACGCAAACAGATACAAATCCAGTAGACTAGGTGTAAGACAAACACTTACTACATCAGGAACTGTGTCTAGAAATATAATAGACTAATGCTTCCAAGATTTGCCAAAGGAAAATTCCATCCAAAAAACCAAGAAAAATATATTGGTTTAAAAACGCCAACTTATAGATCAAGTTGGGAACAAGCATTTATGAGATTATGCGACGAACATCCGTACGTGGCGAAATGGGCAAGTGAATCAATCAAGATTCCTTATAGGCATCCTTTCACAGGCAAGTACACTGTATACGTTCCAGATTTTTTCATAGTTTATACAGATAAAAAAGGGAGCAAACACGCAGAACTCATTGAAGTTAAACCTAAATCACAAACAAATATTTTTGATGCTGGTAAAAGTCAAGCAAAGAAAAAACAAGCAGTAATTAATATGGCAAAGTGGGAAGCCGCAAATGCTTATGCTAAACAAAATAGAATAAGATTTAGAGTTTTATCAGAAGATCAATTATTCCATAACGGCAATCGTAAGTAAATAAGAGCATGACAAAGAAGTTAGAAGAAATTTTAAATTTACCAAATGTCAAAGAAGCATTTAATCAGGTGGATTCAAAAGAAAAAGACAAGCAAACTAAAAATTCTAATGGCGTTTCTAGTAAAAATCTAGACCCCGAAACACAAAAAAATTTGCAAAAGACTTACGCTGAATTTGACAAAGTTGCGGCCGCTTTACCACAAGTAAAAGGACTAGGCGAATTGTCAGATCTAGAACTTGATAAGTTGGCTGTGGAGGCTGAGGAAAGTTATAAGAATTTAATGGACTTAGGAATGAACGTAGATTCACGTTATTCAGGTCGTATTTTTGAGGTGGCAAGTACTATGTTACGTAATGCCATTGATGCCAAAGGATCTAAGATAGATAAGAAGTTAAAAATGGTGGAATTACAACTGAAAAAAATGAAAATAGATCAAAGCGGCGATAAAGACGGTGGACCTGTAGAAGAAAGCGAAGGATTTGTTATATCTGACCGTAATGAATTAATGAAGAAACTACTTAAAAAAGACTAAATATTGCATATGAGCACGTTTAAACAATATCTAACAGAATCAGTAAAGTCATATGACTATAAAATTAAGATAGCAGGTGCACCTAAAGACATCGACGCTAATAGGTTAGAGACTGCACTAGCAAAATTTGAAGTGGCAAAGATGTCAGCAGGTAAAAGTACA